GGTTAAGAGAAATTGAAACTACTAATAATAAATATTTTGATGAGTTATTGCAAGCGCGGAGGATTTTAAATGGCTAACATACCCGGAATATCAGGATTCATCCAGCCTGGAGCTTTTGCCAGGGATAGAGTACTATCTCGTGGAGTATCTATACCAGGAGGGGTAAGAATAGTATGCGTTATGGGAGAGGGTCTTAGAAATGAGACTATCGTTGCATCTGCAGCAGGTGGCGGTCAGGACGGGAGTGCTGACATAAATCCAACAGGCAACAGTGGCGACGGAAGGTATTTTAAGCTTAATAATGCCCCCGTAATTAGCGGAAGAACAGAGATTAGATTAAATGGAACACTTCTTTTTGGAAAGGAAGACGAGATTGATGGAAACTCATTTGACTCTGGATTTGACTTTAGGTTGGATCCTACTACAGGGCATTTCGAGCTACAGGGAGCCTCTATTTCTGACCAAGACGGAAAGGGCTATAGTGCGGGATCAATGAATGTTGGTAACGGCACAATAGTTGAGAATGATGCATGTGACCCTCTTCTTACTTTGGACATACTAGATAAGACTGCCCCGGAAGAGAGGTGGACTATAAGATGTGTAAGTGTGGTCAGGGATTCAAATGGAGATCCTATTCCTGGATTAGCAACCTTTACGGCTATAGGGTCAGAGACTGGTCAGTTATATGATTCTTCTGGAAATGCAATTATTTTTAATAGCTCGTATTATACTAGCGGAAGTGGGGCCATATCAGGAAGCGAAGACGCCTGTGTAGACGGCTTTGTGGTGGAATCTGGAGCAAATGATGGCAAGGTTCTTATGAGTGATACCGACGAAACTCCAGGCACTGTGAGTTCCTTTATTGTGCCGGGGAACTTGGTTTCGGCAGGTCAGGCTCTTCCTGGAGATCATCTGTGTGTTGATGGGTATGTCGGAATAGAGATAGAATCTCTTGAGTATGACTCAGATGAAGATGAAACGGTAATCTCTTTGACTACTGATAGCTTGGGTCCGGCAGACCCCGTATGGGATGAGGATGACACATACGATTGGTCTATTCATGCTACAAATCTTCTTATAGACGACGAGACTCAGGTTCATGATGCTAACGGAACTCCTGCTACAGCAGGATCTTTTACTAGCGCAGATATAGGCAAAACAATTTTGATCTGTCAGGGCGGAACAGGGGGCTTCTCAGGAGGTCTTTATACTGTTAGTCAGGTAACTTCTTCTCGCAGAATAAGAGTTCATAAGCATGGTGACAGCGCCTCTGGCTTTCCGGACGCACAGGAAATTGGTACATCAGGCCTTGCAAGCGCCGGACTTACGTTCCATATGCTCCAAGATAATGGCGTGCTACTGCTAGGAATCCAAGAGGGCTCGGTGCCGTTTGAGGTCGGAGACAAGTTCTTTGTCAAAGTAAAATCGAGATCTCTTGCAGAGGGAGATACCTTAGAGGCTCAATATATTTATGAGGCAGATCTAAATGATCCGCAACTTTTCACAGAAGCTAATGACTTATTTACAAAGCATGGTTTTGCAACAGAAGAGAATACTCTTTCCCTAGGCGCACAAATGGTGTATGAGAATGGAGCTCCTGCGGTTTTAGCGTTGCAGTGTAAGCCGCCAGTGCCAAGAAGAACTTCTGTAACACTTCTTGAAAGAGTGAACTCCCTCGGAGAAGGTGGTTTTGCAGGCTGCTTTGATGGCGGTGCGGGTGAATCAGATTCTGTACACTGTGAGGTAGATGATTTAAGGTTTTTGATTCCAAGGCCAACGACAGGTCTTCGAAATGGAAAGCCAGATTCTGATTCAAGGGTTAATATATTTATAGTTGACGGAAAAGATGGCAGTGAGACGCAAGTCTTTCCAAATAAGGTTGACTTTTACCAATCACAGCTAGAGACAGATATTCAACAGAGCGCTTGGACTCAAAGTTCTGATAATTCATTTTCTTACACAGTTGTTAACGCAGTAGATGATATTTTAGAAAGTGGAGACGCTGGAGAAATCGATGAGGATGCAGGTGGGGTGTACTTTACAACACCAGAAGTTGACTTCGATGCTAGCCACATTGGTATGACGATAGTTATTACTAACATGGATAGCGCTATAGCTCCAGATACTACTTATACTAGTTCTGCCGATATTGGAGCACAACTCGATGACCCGTTTGGTATGGGAGCTGGGCTAAACCAGCCTGAATTAGTTATATCGAGTATAGGCGATGACTCAAAAGTTTATGTGACTCACCCAGTAAATGGAGAGTCTCTTGATTTGCAGGCTAGTTACGAAAATGTCCAATTCTTTATTAAAGATGCTTCATCAAATCCTGATGATGCACTTCTGCTTCTTCATTCAGATCTTGTTTCTAGTGGAGTTTTAAAAGAGGGAGATGGGATTAGAGTTTCTTATGTAGATGAAAATGATGCAGATTACTTTGATACTAATTGGTTTAATGCTCTAGAGGCATTAGAAGCCGCAGAAGCTCAGATTGTAGTTCCTCTTCCAAATCAGGCTATATCATCTATTTTTAGAGCAACAGTGAATCACTGTGAGAATATGAGCTCTATCGCAAACAGAAAAGAAAGAGTGGCCTTTATTGGGGCACAAATTGGGGTTACTCCAGACGCCCTAACGGGAAGAAAAGAGATTGCCATAGAGGATATAGGAATTCTAGAGGGAATTCAAGGAGACGACCCAGAAGAGGTTTTAGATGGAGATGTAGAGGATCTTGTAAACTTTAAGCTTAGTGACAACTACACTAGCAATAGATGTGTATACTTTTACCCAGATTCAATTGTAAGGAATGTGGCTGGAACAAATGTTCCTCTACATGGTTTTTATATGGGTGCAGCAGCAGCCGGATACTTGTCTGCAAAACAGAACGTCGCAATTCCTCTTACAAATAAGTCTCTATCAGGGTTCTCTCTAACTAGAGATAAGGTCTTTCGACAGGTTACCTTAAATGAGCTTGGTGGTGTTGGCGCAACAGTTCTTCAGCCTGTAACAGGCGGTGGAGTTGTTCTTGCAGGTAGAACAACTAGCCAGTCAGGCTACGTAGAAGATGAGGAGATTTCCATTATCTTCATTAGGGATGCGGTTAAGAAGATCTTAAGAGGCTCTCTGAAAGGATATATTGGTGGAGTTCAAAGTAGCGATACTAATAGCTTAATTTCAGTCAGAGTTAGCTCTATTATGTCAGCAATGGTTTCTCAAGGTTTGGTTACATCATACAAAAATGTGCGGGTAGAACAAGATAAGGTTGATCCAAGGCAAATTAATGTATACTTACAATTCTCTCCAGCGTATCCAATAAACTATGTGTTTATAGATATAGAGGTTGGGGTCATTTAAATAGGAGAATATCATGGCAGATTATCCAAATACATCAACTATATTTGATAATAAAAATTTAACTACTGGTGGCACAACAAGAACGGGTCTATCTACACAGATAATTGTTCTTGTGAATAACGAGCCAGTTGGTGCAATTCAGTCGTTTCAAGAAACTCAGGCAAGACAGAATAAAAAGATTGCAGAAGTCGGAACAGATGGCTGGGTAGAGATTGTTCCTCAATCTCCAGCTTCAGTCAGCTTGACGGTGTCAAGAATTGTTTTTGATGGCCTTTCTTTGCCCGAGTCTTTTTCTAGAGGATATAAAAATATTCATGCGCAAAGAATCCCATTTGACATTCAGGTCATAGATAAATTCGCTGGAGCAGGTGATGACGCAAAGGTCATAACAACTTATCATAATTGCTGGTTTAACAACTTAAGTAAATCTTATACAGTAAATGATTACACTATAACTGAATCAGCAAATATTGATTGTGAATTTGTTTCATGTCAAAGAAATGGTGAGCCAGTTGCTGCAAGCCAAGGTGTTGGCGGCTCTCGCGAGATACCGGTAACAGATATAGATTCAGTTGAGCAAGCTGCAGATAAGGGCGATAGACGAGGCGTGCTTGATTTTCCAGGTCTAATTTCAGCAGCGTACTAGACAGAGTTTCTAAAAAAGCTAAATAAAAAACACTGCCTTTCTCCGCAGTGTTTTTTTTTGAAAGTAAGTATTATTTTAATAAACCTTATATAGGAATTAGGAGTGTTCAATGCCTAGAAGAACCGCAACAATTAGCCCCTCTGATGTAGAATTAGAAAAAGAGGAAGTTACAAGCGAGCACGAAGCAGAAGATAAGGCTAATGATGTGCTCGCTCTAAGTGATCTAAAGAGCCTAATATATTTAGGACGATTAGAGAAAACTGTAGAAATTGGAGGCTTTCAATTTCAAATAACTACTTTAACTACTTCTCAACAAAGAGATGTTATGAGCTCTATTATGACTGAAGGTAATACTACAGAGAGAATGCTTGATATAAAGCCTTTAACTATGTCGTATGCTATATTGTCTGTCAACGGGGTCGACGTAGAAACTTTGTGTGACGACGAGTCTATAACAGATGTGCAAAGAAGACGTTTATACGTAGTGATGAATTTGCAGTCAGTCTTGCTAGAAAAGTTATATAGAGAATATGATGAACTTGTAACTAGATCAGGAAAAGATGTTGGTATTGAAGATTTAAAAGAATAACCCGTGAGCCAAGTAGTAGGCTGCGATGGGCCCTTTGTAAATACTGGGGCTGTGCTGTTGACGATGAAAGATTTAATACTATGAGTGAGCCTCAGATGCTGTGGTATGCTCAAAGTTTAGGTCTAGAAAAAGAAGATGAATATGAATACAATCTAGGTATGTCTGAATACCTGGCATCTTTTTGGAATGCAGACGCTGTTCAAAAAATCAGATCTCAAAGAGATATGAAGAATGATAACAGATTTGCTTCAGATGAAGAGTTTAGTCAACAACTTGAAAGAAAAGACTTCCTTAAAGCTAATGAGGTAGTTCAATCAATTAAAGATAAATATAAACATACTAATTTACAAGGTAATGATAGGGAAAGAGAAAGAACTGTTAGGCCGCCTAAGGATATGACAGGTCTTTTTAAAATTACCAAGAAGAGGTAAATTAGATGAGCAATCAAACTGACCTAGATAAAGCAAATGAAACGATAAAGAAGCTAAGAAAAGAAGCAGCGGAGGCCAAGAAGAGCGCTGATGCCCTTACCGATTCTATTGGAAAATTTGTAGCAACGGGCGCAAAGAGTTCCGAACAAGTTCATAACATATCTACTGCATATAATGACATGCAAAAGGTTCTTGAGGCTACCACCAAGATAACAGACGCAGCCTTTATGGCAACTGGCGCTTTTGCTACAAAGCTGACCTTTCTCGGCCCAGTTGCAAAGGCGGCTGGAGTCGCTATAGCAGGCATAGGAAAAGGCTTTGGTCTGTTAGCAGAGGCTGCAGCAGGTGCCCCCAAAGCTCTTATAACTGCTTTAGATGACCAAACAAGGGGTCTTAGGCAGTTTGAGGCAGAAATGTTTAGTCTGCACAAACGTTTTGGCGGAACAATAGACGAGGCACAAAACTTTGCTGATACTATGAGGCTGGCTTCAGATAATGAGTTAGCAAAAAGCCTTCATCTTACATCGAATGAAATGGCAGGCTTTGTAAGAGCAACATCAAGAACCTCTTTGACTCAGGAACAATTGAGTAAAACTGTTCAAACTGGGGCTGGCGCTATAGAGCTTTTTGGAGCAGCAGCCGCATTTGCAGCAGCATCAAATATGACATATAATGATGCAGCTTCCTTGATGAATACGCTTATGAATAAGCAGGGAAAATCCGCGCAAGAAGCAACAAATACGTTAGGGATGTTTGTTGGAGTAGCGGAGGAAACCGGGCTGTCAATAGATAAGGTTGCTGACAGTCTAAATTCTGCAGTAAGTCAATTCGCCAAAATTGGTATGGCGGCTGACTTTGGCAAACCTATATTAGAAGGCTTCTCAAAAACAATGACGGATATGGGTCTTGGTATAGAGGAGGCGATAGGCTTATCTAACGGACTCACTCAATCATTGGCGAGCTTGACTAATAATTATGGAATGGCTTATCTGACTTTTCAAAGAGGTGGGCTGGATATTGGCGGCGGTGGCGGAGGTGGAGTCTTAGGCTCTTCGATTGCACTGCAGGCAGCATACTTAGACGCTGAAAAAACAGGGGATCAGGCAGCTATTTCAGACCAATTAGTAAGAGGGATGAGAGATACCTTGACTTCTTTTACAGGAGGAGATATTGTTACGGTGCAGCAAGCAAACGAAGACTCTTCTTTACAGAATCAATTTTACATACAGCAGCAAATGTTAAAAAGTAATTTTGGTATTTCTGATGATAATTCAGCGGCAAGAGTTTTAGATATGTTATCTCAGCTAGATGAGGCTACTCGATCTGGTGATTTAGAGGCACAACAAAAATTAAAAGAGCAGATTGAGAAAGAAAAGCAAGGAAGAGATAAAAC